CCCGTTCGTGAGCAGGTGATTGTAAGCTTTCTTCTACCTCTTCCGCCTCAATCCTGGCTTCTTCGAGCAGCTCCTTTAATCGTGCGTTCATAGACTTTATGGGAAATTTCCCGATACTCGGAAAATATACCACGAAAAGCAGAAGATGCAATAGCATAGTTCGTGGTTCATGGTTGTTCGTAGTCCGTGGTTGGTGGTCGGTGGTTAAGGCGATTTCGGTTTATTCGTGTTGATTCGTGTATATTCGTGGTTTCTTCTTATCCTCGGAAAAACCGGAACCACGAATTAACACGAATCAACACGAATAAGAACTGTCCACGGACCACGGACAATTTCCTTTACACTACAAGCATTTAGTGATAGTTTTGCAGGACAAATATGGATAGTTCGTGGTCGGTGGTTAGTTGTCCGTGGATCGTTGGCAAACAGCCCGGCAAAAATTAAGTCGATTGGAAACTTCAAAAGAACCTGGGCTAACGAACCACGGACAACGGACCACGAACAACCGGTTAAGCTATGAAAATTACATCATTACTTATCTTAGTTCTTCTGTCCTCGATAACTTCCGGTTACGCCGCAAATTGCCGGGTGACCAAGACCGCGGACACTAACGACGGCTCCTGCACCGCCGGCGACTGCTCCCTGCGCGAAGCGGTGGCCGAGCCCTCCTGCTCCCTGATCGATTTCTCGCTCGACCTCGTTCAGCAGCCGATAGCCGTTAACCTCGGCGATATCGTCACCGATCTCCAGGGCAGCGCGCGGCATGCATTTACGAGCTCGCTCGGGTGGTTCACCTTCGACCAGCTCCCGGCAAACGGTGTCTACAAGATCAGTATTTCGTCGAAACGGTATAACGCGCCTCAGAAGACCATCTTCGCCGACCACGATCTGACCGACGCGGACATTATCGTGACCCCGGCCGGCGAGGGAGCCAAGGGAATGAGTCATTGAATCATTGATTGATTGAATCATTGATTGATTGAATCATTGATTGATTGAGTCATTGATTGATTGAATCATTGAATCACTGAGTCATTGGAAAAATGACTCAATCACTAAATCACCCAATGATTCAATAATTTCCTGGTTCTTTTAAATTGCCGTCTGCTTTAGCTGACGGGTAGGCAGCTATTACACGAGAGTTAACAGGGATATTCAGTGAAAACAGCCGCGTGTATTGATTTTCTATCCATTCCAAACTCTATAGACCCTTCCCGTAGATAAACTCCCGGAGCGCCCGCAGGTCCTCGGCTGCCTCATGAGGTGTTTCAAACTCTTTATCGGTCAGTTTCAAATACTCCGCTGGGGTGATCGTCCCGTTTTCGATCGCACTATCCGGCTCTTCCTTAAATTCCGCGCCCCGCCCGGGAAAATCAGGCTGCCCCGGACAGTGCCTCGCCTCATCCCAGTCATACGGGCCCTCGCGGTGATAGAGCGCCCCTACAATGTATTCCATCGCCCGGGAAACGGTCGTGTCTTCACTCATATTTCCTTCTCAACGAACTCAATAAACTCTTACAAATATTTCTCCAGCGCGTGAGCAATCAGTTCCTCAAACGTCCTGAAGGTTTCATAGATATTGTCGGCCGGTATGCGGTCCCGCACCTGGTACTCGTTTTTCGACACCTGATAAACATAGAGGTCGATATCTCCGTCTCCAAAAACAAGCAGGTCGCTGAAATAATCGACGTCGCGGTAATCGAGATTTGCCTCCGTAAAACCCTCGATAAAAACATCCGGATCGTCACCTGCCGCTTTGCGCTGCTCAGTGCCGTAAATATTAAGCCCGTTGTAAATGAGGCCATTGTGACGGCCGAGAAAGTCAAGATAACCAGCGGGCAGTTCGGCGCCCAGTTCACGTAACGCGGTCTCCTTCAGCGAAGCTGTTTGCGCGGCAGACGCCCCCGGCTCCATTTGCTCACCGGACGATGCTTCTTCCTCCTCAATTTCGGTCAAAAATTTCTCGTACATAATATGATTCTCTACCTCCCGGCCGGATACACAATACCGGGCGGTATCACCCAATCGAAGCCCCTGGACTTACCGGATTTTAACCCTTTCGTCACGCGGTTTTGTTCATTGGTAATAGCTTTATGATAAGGGTGATTTTTAATTAATACCAAATTGCTGAACGAATTGTCACCACCATCATCGAGGGGTAATTTATGGTGGACCTGAAAGCCCTTGGGAACTTTTCCGCTCTGAAGCTTTTGGATCTGGGCGTCAGATAAACCCGCCCGTTTAAGAGTAGCGATATTTTCCGCGCCTCCGGAGATATGTTTAACAAAATCCTTTCTTTTACTGCCGTCAAACGCTCTTCGTAGTATTTCAGTGTCGGCCGGGTCCCGTTTTGTATATTTAATCCGCCTAATTACGACATTTGTCAATCTTACGTCCCGGCCCTTCAATTTGCCGGTAAAGCTTGAAAGGACCTGCTTTTTCTTTTCCGGCTGTCCGGCCGGGGCGTCCTTCAACTGTTCACTATCGGCAGGTCTATTTACATGTGCGGCCCCGACCGGTTTGGCTATACACCGGCAATTCGGGTGCGACAGGAGCTGCTCGCTGATCGGGTGACGGGTGCCGTGCTGCGAGCGGCAAAAGGCGCAGGTTTTAAAGGACCGCTGCGAATGCCAGGTCCACTCGGTAATGCCGTTTTCCTCGTAGGTCCCATGCGCCGTTTCCCGCGCGGCGCGCATGGTCTCGGTCCTGGCGGCGGTCAGGGCCCGGCCAAGCAGGATGCCGTGGCTTGCTTTTAGCTTGCTGATGACGGCGCCGGGTTTCGCCGCGGCGGAATTCGACGCCGCCTGTTTCACGCGGGCCGCGACCGCCCGGGCCAGCTTTTTACTGAAATAATCGGCGATCTTCGAGCCGTCGCCCATCATGCCGGGACCGTTTTCGGGTCCGCCCGGCGGAATTTTCGCTTCCTTTATCCCGAGCAGTTTGAGAATCGCCTTTGCCGCCTCCCGCTGCCCCTTTATCTCTTCCCGCTGCCCCTGCTCGATAATGGCCGCCGCCTGCTTGCCAAACTTCCCGATCTCCGCCCTGACCGCATCGAGTAAACTCTTTAATTGCTTCCGCTTAGCCAAGCCTTCTGAGCTCCCCTCGTGACGTGCGAGGGGTGGCGCTCCAGCGCCGGGGTGGTTCTCCCCTTCTCCTCCTCTCCCCTTCTCCTCTTCTTTTCCGAACGCGGTATAGACCTTCGCCAAACCCCGGTCCATACGCCGGTATTCCGCGAGCAGCTTGCGGATCATGCGCTCCTCGCGTTTTATGCGGTCCTGGTTTATGTTTTGTAGAAATTCCTCGATCGTCATGATGATTTCGGATTTGGGATTGCGGATTTCGGTTTATTCGTGTTGATTCGTGTTAATTCGTGGTTCCTCTTTTTCGCGGGTAAGAAGCAGCCACGAATTTTCAACGCAGAGGACGCGGAGAACGCAGAGTGCAAGAAGAAAGATTTTTAACAGGGATGAAGGGGATGGAAGGGATAAGAGAAAATTTTCGAATGGTTATTTGGAAGCATTCAAAATCCCCTTTATCCCCTTCATCCCTGTAAAAAAATTCTCTGCGCTCTCCGCGGTCTCTGCGTTAAAAATCCCTATTCGGCGTTAAAAGCCTCGACCAGCCTGTCCGCCGAGGCCTGTTTCTCGCCCATGATCCTCTCCACGTCCACCTCACCGTAACCCGCCTCGACCAGCGCCTGCGCGTCCGAGATGCCGAGCTCTTTTTTCACAGCGATGTTCTCGAGTTTTTCCTTTTCCGACAGCGGCGCCGGGTCTTCCCAATCGGCAAACAGCCGGGCGTCGGTCTTCCCTTCCAGCGTCAGCGCAAACGCCATCACGTCTTCCCACACCTGCCCGAAGCTCTCCTGCCGGTCGCGCACCTTGGCGATAAACCGCGATTCGGCCTTTTTCAGGGCCTCGCCCGAGGGAAAATCGCCTGAGATCTGCATAAAATAGTACATCGGCGTGCCCGTCACGCAGGCCATGTCCATCCGGAAGCTGTCCTTTACCTTGAGGAATTGCTCCAGGTTGGCCGCCTCGAAATCGCCGAATTTCGCGTCCTGGTTCTCGGTGATCCATAGGTGGTCCACCCCGGCCTTGAAGGGGGGAATAGGCTCGCCGTCGTCGCCGTATTCGATCTCGATCCCGGCCGCCCAGCGCTGCCTGTAGCTGGCAAACTCCATCGCCACCAGCATATCCAGCACCGATTTATTGAGCGCGTCCTGCACCGGTATCGCCGCCTCCAGCTCCGACTGCCCGCCCGCCCCGATGTCCGCGTTATTGGCAAAATGAAACACCGGCACGACACCGTAAGGGTTGAGAATTATGCTCCCCTCCTGGACAGGAGGGGTGGCCGTCAGGCCGGGGTGGTCGATATTCTTGCTCCCCTCCTTACGAAGGAGGGGTGCCGCTTCAGCGGCGGGGTGGTTCTCTCTCTTGCTTCCCTCGACCTTGGACTTTGGACCTTGGACCTTGGACTCGCCGAAAGGCATGAACTCCTTCGCATCGGGCAGCGTGTTCTCGCTCGCCGCCTTCGAGATATATTTCTCGATCCTGTCCGGGTAAAACAGATTGAGCCGCACGCGCTTGTCCGGCGTCCGCCAGTGCTTGGCGGCCCACAGCACGCGGCCCGGGGTTTCCTCGTCGTAAACGGCGGTGCACATCCCGGCCTTGTTCGGGTAGATTGTCACCTCGCCCCGCGCGTTCGGCCAGACGATCACATAGGCGTCTCCGTTTTTGACCGCTTCCTTATGGACCTCGCCCGAGCGCCGGCCCATCCGGTTGGTCTGCCAGATCCGCCAGGCGTCCACGGCCAGGCCCCCGCCGCCCTGCTCGACGCGGAATTCGCGGACCTTGAGCTTATCGCGCACGGCATCGCAAACGGCCGGGCAGAGGTTCAGCGCAAACTCGCGGAACATCGACCCGAAGGCGTTCTTAAACTTCTCGGTGGCAAACACCAGGTCGTGATCGCCCTTGTAATACCGCTCCGCCTTGCGGTAACGGTCTGACGATGTGCGGAAATTCTTTAGTGCAGTTTCTATGTCTGTGTTCATATTCGTGTTAACTGGGAGCGCGGGCGGCCCGCCCGCACTGAACGCGCAGCGTTCAAAAGTTTTTGACCTTTGACCTTTGACCTTTGACCTTTGACCTTTGATCTTTGACCTTTGATCTTTGATCTTGGATCCCTTAAATTGCCGTCTGCTTTAGCTGACGGTTAGAGGCCCATTAATAAATTGGGCTTTAGCCCAATTCTTCGCGGCTCTGCCGCTCGATTTGCGGAAAAGCTCTGCTTTTCCGTTACGGTTCAAATAAACTATTGGAGGCTGCGCCTCCGAAGAAGTTGGTGATCCAATGGAAGCTTTGACCTTCGATCTTTGATTTGTGCCTTTTTCGCGTAGATTCGTGCTAATTCGTGGTTTTGCTTTTGGTTTTATTCGTGTAGATTCGTGTTAATTCGTGGTTTCAGTTTTTGGCGGTTATCAGGAAGTAACGACGAATTAACACGAATCATCCGACTTTGGACTTTTTGGGACTTGGGACCTGGGACTAACTCCTACCATCCGAACGACTTGCCCCCCGGCCCCTTGAGCAGCCCGACCGCCAAACTCACCGCGTCGACCTGGTCGTCATGCGTATCCCCGCGGCCCGTAAACCGGCATATCTCCTCCAAAAAATCGTTGATCCAGGGGCCTTGGACGAGATATACGCGTCCCTCTTCCGCAAGATTGGCCCACGCGAGCGCCCTGGTATACTTGTCCGCGTCGACCTTCACCGCCTTGAACGCCACACCTCGCACGGCCGGGATCCGTCTCAGGTCCTGGACAAACGCCTGCCCGTGCAGCGCCTTTTCTATCCCGTGCCGGGTGTTTTTTTCCGTAGTCATCCGCTCGACCACATACCTCCGCTGCTCGGGATACTCGATCCGTTTACGAAACCCGTCGGCGATGAACAGATTGCCCTGGGTATCGAACCCGCAGCGGAAACTTGCCGTGTAATCCGCGCTGGTCCGGGTAGAAACGGCCAGGTCATAACCCCTCGCCCAGCGGGCAAGGTCCGGGGCACGGGCCACGATCTTGTCCTTTCCGAACCACTTTCGGTTAAAAAGCCCGCCTTCTGCCGGGATCGGACTTTGCTGAAATAAAGCCGAGAACGAGTATGCGCCCAGTTTCTGGCGGATCCGGTGAAGGGCTTCCTCGTTATAACGGTCGGGACACAACGCTTCGCCCGGTGAACGTCCAAGCGGATCACCCTGTGTAGCGCCGGCATCCTGCCGGCTGTCGTGACGGCTTCCAGCCGTCACATCCCTTAGCACCCCTCCTGAGTCAGGAGGGGTGGCAGCCGCTTCGGCTGACGGGGTGGTGTGTTCAGGCTCCTCTTCTCCTTTTCTCCCCTTCCCCCCTTCTCCTTCGGCGAGGGCGGGCAACTTGACCACTTCCCATTTCTCCCCGCCCGGCTCTTTCATCTCCTTTAGCAGGTGGCCCGCCAGATCGTCGTCATGCCACCTGGTCTGGATGAGAATGATCGCCGCTCCCGGCTCCTGCCGCGTATAAATATCATCATTGAACCAGTCCAGGCATGTTTCCCTGAAGGCCGTGCTTTCCGCATGCGCCCTGCCTTTCACGGGATCGTCGATAATGATCAGCCCCGCGCCGAACCCGGTCACGCCCGCGCCGACTCCCACCGCTCTGACGCCCCCGCCCTGTTTCGTTTCCCATTCCTCCGCGGCGCATCTCTCCTGCGATAGCTCCACCTTGTTCTCGATCACCCGCCTTACCCTTCGCGAGATCCTGTTCGCCAGCTTTTGGTTATAGCTTCCGAGAATGATATTCAGCTTCGGGTTTCGCTTGAGCATATAAGCC